GCCTTTGCGTTTGTAATGATCTAAAGCATTACACATAGAACCATATCTATGCAGGTTATATTTAATACCCCAGTCAATTTGTTTAGTACCACCCACAGTAGCCAGGTACTTAGACCGCCCTTGTGGTATGCCATAGTGTGAGCCGTTGCGTGCGTTAGGGTTTAGCCTACTCTCAGCTGTATAGAGGTCTATCAAACAATACGCCTCAGTAAAATTATTTAACTCTATAAGTATGTATTGCCTGTAGTGCATAGGCTTGTAATTAGTATCGGAATTAGCTTTATCAAGGCTTAATATTTGTGCTACAAATAAAGCGGTGGCTACTATTGCACACCTCGCGAGCCTGCCGCGTTGCGGCCCGCGTTTTTGCCTTGAGGGCAAATGCGAACTAGAGGGTAGCATGCGCATGCAAGTCACTCAGCATAACCGCAGGTCAGACGGCAAGTCACGATGCGTAAATCATCTGTATCTAACCATGTCTCATCAAAGCCAGACTCACTCATTATCTAATCCTATGTAACTTAAATCTACTAATAGCATCAACAGCTACTTCGCCTATACCGTAAAGGGCAGTGTTAAAGGTAATGGTCTTACGACTACCATCGGCTCGATCAAACTTGTGATTATAGGCAATAGGCATAATGGCATCGGCGTGGTTCCATAGGTTAAACCACCACCTGCCGTTGGTAAAAGGTACCAGGGCGATACCGTTGGCGTGCGATAGGAACCTATCAACCCACGGCGTAGGCTTAGAATACGGTGGGTTCATCCAAACTAGGCCAAACCAAGGCTGCGCTAGCCCATCATCTTCTATGGTGTACTTACTCTTAGCTGGTACGACACCGCCTACTATCGGCGAACACGGGTCTAAATCAAACTGTAAGCCTAAACCGTCAAATATCCACCTAGATGTGTAATAATCATCGCCACCTGATTTGCGTCTACCTGTAGGCATTAGTTCTCCTTAATTAGTGCGCAAGTGTGGCAGACCACGGAATGGAACTTCCAACTACCACACTTAACACATCGGATTATGTCCGAGTCAGGTATAGTAAGCGCTTCGGCGATGTTTTTGATGCCGACACACCCACAGTCCGTGCATTGATACGCTTTAAAGCCCTCTGGCGTATTTAGCTGCTCAAGCCATAAGAATTCTGTGTTGCGCTTGCAGCCGTTACATTTAAACTGTGGGTGCATGTGCTAGTGTTCCCTTCCTTATTGCCTGCAATGGCATTGGGTACATACTAAGAAATTACCTGAGTGTATAAGTCTGTCGTCATTACAAGCTACACATCTCTCGGTACTAGGGCTCAGGCTTTCCTTATCATTTTCCATGCGTAAGGTGAAGCCTGAACCGTTCCTGACCTCTATAAATCCCATCTATTCACCCCCTTTACCTGGCTCTGAATCGTCGGGCCAAAACCACGTGCCGTTAGCTGTTAGTTTTGCCCACTTGGCGTCGCATTGCTCGGCTTTGGGTGCGCTGCACACATAGCCTGCATAAGGTTTGTTGGTGCCTTTGGCAACTCCTTCTTTCTTTACCATACTGCCATGCCTACAAGTAAACCCAGCATCAGGTACTTGACCAATTTGAGTAACGCTTTCACCAACAGACCAAGCAACAGGCACAGGCTCGTTAGGAATATTTTTGAGTTGTGAGTCCACAAGATGTAGCGCATACTCCATTGCAGCCGACTTAGATCCTGGGGCGCCATACTTAGGTTTAAATTCTTCACGGGCGACCTTGGTCATCTCTTCTCGACTGGCACGTTTGCCCTTAGCCGCATAACCTGCGTTTGCAAGCGCACGGCCGATCGCTGAAGTCTCGCAGTTCTCCAATGCAGACGTTGAATTAACGCCGCGATCAGAAACGCTCTCACTAGCGAGCCCAGTCGCACACGGCTTGGGATCTGCTTCCGTTTTAAATAGTTCAGCACTAACAATGTATCTAGCGTCTGAGGCCTGTTCAAGTTTCGTTGCCACTCTTCCATCTGGGTAGTCCTTCCACCATTTTTCCAGTCGGCTCTCGACCGTTTCATAATCTTGTAGGTTAAATGCCATCGCTATTTCCAATCGTCGGAGTCGTCTTGCATGGCGTCTGTAATGCTTTTAGCAATTGCAAGGTAGGCAATGGCGTCTTCGTAATTGTCAAGGTGCGCAGCATTTTCAGCTTGCCTGCTGATCTTGACCAGTGCCATACAAACTGCAACCTCGTTTGGCTGGATTGGATAACCCAGATATGCACTCCAGAGTTCGGCAATCCTCTTGTGGTTTGTAATAGGATGCCCATAGTTGAGACCTCTCGCATGAATAGTTTTGACGACATTATTTAATAGCTGTTCAGTTGTTGTCGGCATTAGTTTTGCTATCTGTAATCCTGCGGTGCATATCAAAGCCGTGTTTACGGCCTTTCCAGTAGCCAGCCTGGAATGCATTATCCTTAATGGTTGAATAAACGCCCCAAAGAATAAAATAACCAAACACGAAGTAAACAACTATCCAAGGTGCGGTTGTTTCGATCATGCGTTTACCAGTGTCTTGCGTAGGTGGCACGGGCTAGCGTAACTGGTTAGCATTACCCAGTCGCCAGTATTCTCATCACTATGTATAGCGTAGTTCTTGCCTAAGCCAGCTATGAAGCCCTCTGCTAATTTTAACGCAGCGTAATTATCAAACCAGTACGCGTATGCCCAGGTAAACAACGGCATTGGTTCAAAGCGGTCCGCTTGTTTTTGCCAATCATTATTGGACCACTCCATAGAGTTAATCCAAAGATGCTCGAAATCAACTGCTTTTAGCTCAATCTGTATTTTCATCGGCAGTACTCACATAACATTTTGCCTGTTTTAACTGCCTTTACCTGTTCCATTACTGTTGTGTAATTACCGCATTTAACACAATCAGTTATTTCTAATACCTTTAACATTTTAGCCCTATCTGTACGCACATACTTTGTGGCACGACAGAAGTATGGCATCTGTGTACGACTTTGTGGATAGTTTTAGGGCGTATTTGTATAACGGTTTGGTAACGTTTTACCCGTAATACCTGCCCAGTGCGGTAAATGAGCCATCCTTTGGATCAATAGGCACTAACGTGGGTGTTAGCGTCTTACCTGCGGCTTCAAGTATAACATAGCCGTTCTGCCAATTCGCGCTGTTATAGCGAATATAGCCTGCTTTCTTACGGTCCATTAGGTTCCCACTCTCTATGCCGTATAAGGCCCTGTAGTGGCCGTTTACGCCCTCTGTGTAGGCACTCATGCCGAGCCTGTGGGAATGTCCTGCCAATACTGATTTACCAAACTTCTTGGCCAAGTTAATAGCTGTAATACCTGCGTGCTGGCTCATACTTCCCTCATCACCGTGGCAAAGTACCCAGTCGGGATAGAACTCATACGCCTTGCGGTGATAGGTCATACCCATATCGGCAAAGCCCATAAAGGCTGGGTATTGCAGTTCAGGTAGGTTGATTAAACCAGGGACTTTTAGAAGAGTATTGTATAAGCGATCAGTATGATTGCTGCGGATAATGTGCATTTCTGGACTGTATTCACCGAGATCCCAGAGTATTTGCTTACATAGCTCACGATCAGCGTGTAGATCCTCGCTATAAGCCAGAGGTGTGCCTTCGCTCCATTTACTAATCGACTGAAAGTCAATCTCATCACCAACCACCAATACAGAGTCAAACTTCTCTCGCCTTGCTAGCTTGATTACGTTGCGCACCGCAGAGTCCAATTGATATGGCACCTGTAAATCTGAGATTACAAGCCAACGCTTAATCTTCATCCTCTTCAGTAGGATCGATACTAGGTATGATGCCGCCATCACCTATCACCCAGTCGGGCATGGTTGCCCTATCTGATACAAAGTACAGCGCACAACTCTCGCTGAATCCTGCCTTGCGTGCAGCCTTGTAGATCTCGTTCATAGCAATATAGTGCTGGTCTATTTTAGACAAAGGTTCTGGCGACTTGCGTACTACGCGTTTATTTATCTTCTTACGCCTGCGCCTAGTGTCAGCCATGCAGCTATTGTCGCTTACACATTAGAGAATATAGATCATCAACACGCTGTTCTAGCCTAGTTAATTGATCCTTCATACTGGACCCACTATTGGGCTTAAGTTCTTGTAAGTAAGACTTAATAACCCAGCGCAGAGCCACTAATAAACTTGTACATACGGCGCATACGCCAACGGCTAATGCTACCCACTCGCCAGGTGTCATGCTTCATCTGCACCGAGGCCATAAGCATCATCGGATTTATCTAAAGCCCTAGCTGCTGGGCCTGCAAGTGCGGCCACTACTACTGATATAACTGGATCTAATCCTAGCTCATTACTGGCTAAGAATGTTAAGAATGATACAAGCACACCCCTAAAATAGGATTTAAGTATTGCTTTCTGCTTATCACTGATTTTCATATGTTACCCCCTAGTAGTGGTATATCAAACGGCTTGCTATCTTTATCGCCTAACTTTGTAAAGCTAATATGAACATGTCGCAAGTGCTTGTTAAAACCTCTGTATTTACGCCACTTAAAATTAAGTATCTTGCTAGCGATCATGCCATTATGGATTACGTAAGATATGCGTTTATCGGATTTAGCGCATTCTCTGATCTGGTCAGCCAAATATATTGAGAGCCCTTCGGATGAATCCAAGCGAGAATCAATATCAATGGCTCGTACACACCCATTTGTGTCTGGATTATGATCGGAGGCATTTCCCTTTTTGGCATGACGAGCGTCGCCCAGCCATCCATCACTGGTAGTCCGACGATCACTGAACCACAAATCAACCTGGTCTCTTAACTGTGTACCCGCTGCACATAGCCAAGGCTTCATTATGAAAGAAGTAAAGCGGCTTCCTCAGCTGTAATGCCAAGTCTATCTAACAGCGCAGCTTTAGCA